ATGCGAACGCTTTGAAGATTATGACCCGAAGCGGCGCTGACGGAGGCTGAAATGAACAAATACATTGGAAAAATCATCATCGTTACGAATATGCGGAAAATCCCGCGTTCGTGCGCGGAATGCGGCTACTATGACGGCATGGGAAACCGCCCCGGCGGGCGCTACAACGACGGTATTTGCACGGCGGGCGCGTCGATTTACAGTACACGCGGCATTCGGGTATCAAAAGAACGGCTGAAAAACTGCCCGCTGCACATGATCGGGAGGGCTGACGATGGATTTTGACTGTTCCGGGCTATATGTATGTGACCCGCAGAAAAACACGCTATGCAACAAACGGAATTGCGGAAACCCCTGCACGATGACCCGTTACAAGGAATTTGCAAAAGATGGAGGCGCAGATATGAACGTGCAACGTGCGATTGAAATTCTGAATCCCGCGCATCGGGAGCATTACGAAAGCATTGAGCCGGTAGAAGAAGCCTGCCGCATGGGGATTGCGGCGTTGTCGTACCGCGTTCGGAAAAAACCGGAATATCTTCCAGCGCGCCCCGCGCCCGCTTTAGCCTGCAAGCGGTGCGGCAGCGTCAAACACTTGCACAATGCAGACGGCGCGCAGAACGCATTCTGCGGGCAATGCGGACAGGCTATTGACTGGACGGATGCGGTGGAAACGGACGCATAAAAAAGCCGCCGACGTTTTCGCAGAACGTCGGCGGTGCTTGCCTCGGAAAAGACAAGGTTACTCATACCTTATATATAATATCACGTTCCGGGGCGATATGCAAGCGAAAAGCGGCGGGAAACCGCTATTTTCGGGCTTGTATGGGATAGTAACTTAACGACCACAGAGCCGCCGGAGGTAGAGGCATGAAAACAATCTATCGGGAAAAGCGCTACTACTGCGGGGAGTACCTCGACGTATATATTTTTCCTACATATCGGCAATCGAATGGACGGCGCAGCCGGAGCAAGCCGACAACCGCAGCACAGAAGAAATTAAATCAGCGCCACAGGGAAGAAAAACTTGTCAGACTGCTTCACGCGAACTTCACACCGGATGATCTTGAAATTCACCTGACATATACCGTCCAGCCGGAAAGCGAAGAAGAAGCCGCCCGGAATGCCCGCAATTACATACGCCGCATTCAGCGGATGCGGAAGAAAGCCGGATTGCCGCCGCTGAAATACATCGTCGTGACAGAACGCGGCGGAAAGACCGGGCGTTATCATCATCACATCACGATCAACGGTGGGTTAGATCGTGACGCGGCGGAGGCGGCTTGGGGCTTGGGCTATGCGAATAGCCGCCGTCTGCAATTCACGGAAACAGGGCTTGCCGGTCTTGGGCATTACATCGTCAAAAAGCCCGTCGGAAAAAAGGCTTGGAATGCGTCAAAGAATCTGATTGACCCTGACCCGAAAACACGTGACGGACGCATTTCCGGCAGGCGGGCGGAAGAACTCGCACGGGACACGACCAACAACGCCGAATATGAAAAGCTGTACCCCGGCTATTTCCTTGCGGAAGCTGGCGCATTTCATAACGACGTGAACGGCGGACGGTATATCGTCGCCCGGTTTTACCGCCGGGACGGTAAATTTATAAAGCCACAGCGAAAAACAAAAACGAATCGGAGGCGGAAAGAATGACGGTAAACGAATTTGCACAGGATGTCCACAAAAACGCCGTTGCGCACGGTTGGTATGATGCGCCTATCACGTTCCCGGAAGTCGCGGTTATGATACACGCTGAAATCTCGGAAGCCGTGGAAGAATGGCGGAGCGGAAACCCGGTTATCTACGGCACGTGCGCGTTGTCGCCGGAGAATTGCAAGTTTTCAAAAATCTGCGATAACGTCGGGCATCCTTCGGGCGCTGATACGGAGGGGAACTGCAAGCCGGAGGGCGTTGCGGTCGAACTCTGCGATGCGGTCATGCGCATCATGGATTTCCTTGCGTTCATGGGCGTAGACATTGAAGCCGTGCTTATGGCAAAGCACGAATACAACAAAGGGCGCGAATACCGGCACGGCGGGAAGCGCGCATAAGGAGGCGGGCTATCGGCAGATATTTCACGGCGGCAGATCAGAAAGCAATGCAGGACAACATTACAGCCCTGAACAACGGAAAAACGGAAAAGGTCACATCCCCGACGGATGGCAACCTCGTCGCGTTCGACGGCACGACCGGCAAGCAGAAGGACAGCGGCAAAAAGCCGGGAGATTTTGCCGCTGCCAGCCACACGCACAGCGGGTACGTCGAAAAGGTTTCGTCCCCGGTTTCCGGCAACCTCGTCGCGTTCGACGGCACGACCGGCAAGCAAAAGGACAGCGGCAAAAAGCCGGGAGATTTTGCCGCTGCCAGCCATTCACACAGCGGATATGCGCAGGCGCTTATTTTCCAGAACGTCAGCGTTGCAGCGTCCGCGTGGAGCAGCGACAGCACGTATGCAGCATACCCGTACGCGGCGACACTGGCGCTGACGGGCGTGACCGCAAGCCACGTGCCGGAGGTTACGTTCGGGGCAACGGAAGCCGCATCCGGCATCTACGCGCCCGTCGCGCTGTCCGGCAGCGGTACGGTCAAAATCTACGCCGCGTCGAAACCGGCGGCGATCACGCTGCAATCTATTTTGTGCATTAAGGCGGTGTAAAACATGATCGGAAAAACAAACGCATTATCGGCGGCGGGGGTGGAATTATCCCTCGTCGTTTCTGTTACATCCGGCGCGGCAGTAACCGCGACGAAAAGCGGCAAGACCGTCACAGGCACGGCGGCGGGCGGCTCTTGCGTTCTGAAACTGCCGGAGGCGGGTACGTGGAGCGTGTCGGCAACGCTAAACGGACAGACTTCCAACACGCAGAGCGTGTCCGTAAAAGACAGCTACGCCGTGTCTCTGACGTTCTTTAGCGCGACGATCACGGTAACGGTCGATTCCGGCGCATCCGTCGCGTTGAAAAAAGACGGCGTAACAGTCCAGACAAAGACCAGCACGGGGACGGCGGTATTTACCGTAACGGAAACGGGTACATATACAATCGTCGCCACAAAGAGCGGGCAGAGCGTCAGCGGCACGGTCAACGTCGTATCCAGCACGACCACGTACGCGCTGACCCTCTCTTTTGTTTCGTCTACGCTGAATAATAACGAATGGCGCGTCATCAAGTCCGTATCTGATGCAGGACAGGGCGCGTCCTATTGGAGCATTGGCGATCGCAAGGCGGTCACGCTGAACGGCACAGTCGGCGCGTTGACATTATCCAACGTCACAACGTATGTGTTCATCATCGGATTCAATCACAATTCCGGCGTCGAAGGAACAAACCGCATTCATTTCCAGTTAGGCAAAACGGCGCTGTCCGGCGGCACGGACGTTGCGCTATGCGACAGCAAATATAATTCGCAAGTATCCGCGACGGGCTATTTTTCCATGAACAGCAGCGGAACAAACTCCGGCGGATGGAACTCGTCGCAGATGCGCACAAAAATTTGTGGTACAAGCCTGTCAAGCTATTCCGGCACGATCATTGCGGTCATCCCGGCAGCGCTCCGCGCGGTGCTGAAATCTGTGACGAAGTACACGGACAACACAGGCAACAGCAGCGCCGCAAGCGCGGTGACAGCGACAACGGACTATTTCTTTTTGCTGTCTGAATACGAAGTATTCGGGACGATCAGCCGAGGGAATCCAAACGAATCCAACAAACAGGCGCAGTATTCGTATTACAGCGCCGGAAACAGCAAGGTCAAATACAATCACAGCGCAACAAGTACAGCCGTTCTTTGGTGGCTCCGTTCCCTGTATGCCAGCAGTTCCACGCGTTTCGTGAACGTGAATACTGACGGCACGGTCTACGCCAGCAGCGCGTACTACTCGAATGGCTTTGCCCCCGGCTTTTGTGTATAATTCGGAATTCAAGCCTTGCGCCCTCAATGGGCGCACAGGCGGCGGGAGGTCACGAAATGTCAGTACCGAAGTCACGACGCGGAGAAAGCCCGGCGGAGTATATCAACCTCGCCCGCGAAATCTACGTTTTCACGTACAACCGCGTCAGAATCTTACCGAAAAGCTACACGTTCTATTTCTCGCTGCCGCTTTACAATGCGGCGCGCGAGGCGTACCGGCTTATCAAGACGGCAAA